CCTGTAACGCTCTAACTACTTCGTTAGGGTCTGCCCCTTGGACATTGACCGTGATCGTGTTTCCACCCATTGCGTGGTTTGGCGTGATGTTCCCAGACGACGACGGTGTAAACAACTCAGGCCCACGCTCACCTACAAGGTAGGAGCCACCCGGTGCGACGGGACCCCCTGCAGCTCTCGGGCCACGGAACCGCATCGCGTTCAGTTCAGGCGTATAACCACCAGCCGTGATGACGTTAATAAGACCTAAAGCGCGCTCAAGTTCGCCAGTGTCAACAAGGACTCGAATCTGATTCTTTTGTGAGTCAGTCAACGCAATAGTTTCGGCAAGATCAAGGATCATTAGTTTGGCGTCAATCAACCCTTGCTCATATTCGCTTAAAGCACCATCGGCACCGTTGAAAGCCTCAACCGCTTTTTCTTTTAATTTGTCTAATTGCGATCTTGCTTCAGCAACTTCACTATCAAGTTTTAGTTCGTCTTTAAGGTCTTGGAAAGCCTTGTCGGTGTCGCTAGTTGCTTGCTCAAGATCAAGCATTTGTTGCTCAAGTTTGTATGTGTCATCTTTTGCACCTTGCGCTCGACTGGCGTAATAACCCTGATACATATCCGCAAGGGCCTTAAATTCAACTCTTGCAATGGCGGCTTCGTCACCAAGCGACGCTAAATATTCGTCTGTAATTGCGTCCTCAACGACGCCACCAGCACCACGCAAAGCCTCAGGTAGTTTGGCTAGTAACTCAAGCAACTGGGCAACTTTAGGAATTAAACGCTCACCAAGGTTTATAGCGACTTTCTCAAATGAGTCTTTAAGGTCGTCCATGGCCGCGCGATAGTTCTTAGCCTTGTCAACCTCGTCTTTGTCAATGATCTTTGAGTCATCAACGCTGTCCAAAGATTTCCTAAGATCGTCCGCGCCCATCTCAATCAGTTCAGACATTCCTTGCCAGCCCTTACCAAGCAACTGCGCGGCAACCTTTGCTTTTTCAGCCGGGTCCTTAATGCCTTTAAGTCGCTCAATGGTGTTTAAGAATGTTTCGTTGACGTCTAACGAACCGTCGTTTAAGTAAACGAGGTCAACGCCAAGGTCACGCACCTTGTCGGGGTCCGCCCCAATGGTTCGGTTGAGTCGACCGATAGCGGCCTCAAGGGCGTCAACAGGGACACCAATGTCCCCAGCGGCTTCCATAAACTTTGAAGCATTTTCAACAGTTAAACCAGTGGCATCTGAAAATTTTCCTGCCGCTAATGCAAGGTCTTGAAACTGTCCGATTGCTTCAATAGCAAATTTACCTATTGCGGCACCAGCGGCGAGTGCAAATGTTCCAGCGTTGTTTTTGACTGCGTCTAAAGCGACTTTGGAGCCAGCCTTAAATTTGCCCATCCCGCCCTCGGCAGAACCTACAGCACTTTTGAAATCGTTAAACGCTGCTTTAGCGTTTTTGATGCCTGTGTCCTCAAGGCTGGTAATGATCGGAATGTTGATTGCCATTAGCGAATCCTTGCCATCTCTTGGTTTGCGTCCCGAACAACTTGCTTGATCGTGTCGTTCATCTCTCGTTCAATCATAGACAAAGAGTCGGCGGCCTTAGCCCACATAAAGCGTGAAGGGTTACCCGGCAGCGCGTTAGCAAACTTTGGTCGCTGATATTTAGCCTCACGCTTAGAGACTCTGCCCCCAGCCTTGCCAGCCATGTCTACAATCGCCACAGGCGCGCCCTTGGTCGTAATTCGCACAATGTTGACAGGGACGCTCATACGGGGCTCGTTGAGGTTCCTGCGGGGCTTGCGCGTGTCAATCTTGATAACCGAGTTCTTGCGGTTACTCCACCCGGTGCGACCGTTGTGAGCCATTCCAGATAACGGAGGCGATGTCGGAATTGACTGGTTAATTTCAGCCAACAAGGGTTTAAGGATTGCTCGAATGTCCTTGTTTAATTCCTTTTTAAGTGAAGGGTTGATTTTGCCAAGTTCGCGCAAAGTCTCGGCTACACCTTTCACTTGAATTGTCATCGCTTGTGTTTCGCTTTCTCGTTTTCCTCAACAAGCAAACGAACCATCTCATCCACAACCGACGCAGGACACTCCATCAAATCCAATGGGCTGATGCCTGTCCTTAGTGCTAGTTGCGCTATGAGGTTGACTGCGCGTCCTGCTTTGGTTTCTCTTTTGGGACGAACGTGATGTCCCCTACTTTTTCAACCCACTTGGGGAACAGTTCCACGATTACGCCACTCGAGCGAACCGCGTCCCATGCCAACCAAGCCAAAGCCTTAAACTTCATGTTTTCTAGAAACTGCCCGACGGAAAGTTGAGGATGGTGATCCTCCCAGCGACACGCCACACCATAAGTGATCGGTGCCTCGTGTGTTTCTCCGTCGAGCATCTCTACTCGTAACGTCATACCAATCATGTCGGGGTCCTTTGTTTGTGTTGATTAGATCAGGCTACGGCACGAACCCAAGTGCCACCAGTGCCCGTGACGGTCATGGTGTCAAGGGAGCCGACGGTGCTTGAGATCGGCATAAACGACGAGATCATCATGTTAGAAATCGTGTAAATCGGATTCCCGGCTCCTGCTACGCCAGAGTCAGGCGCGACGATGACAGTGGTGTCGCCGTCGCCGACAACATCTGACAAATACTTTTCCACTGAGGTCGCGCCGTACTCAAGAAGCACAGTTGCCGAAACGCTCACAGATTGGAGGCCAGCGACAAACTTGTGCCCAGTGGCTCCCATGGTGGTGCTTTCAAGCGAGTCAAAACCTACTTCGAGGGTGATAGATGAACAGTTAAGTGAAATGTTGTTTGCGCCAATGGTGATTTGTCCACTGCCTTGGTAAACGATTGCCATGATGTTTTTCCTTTGTTAGTTAGCGTGTCGCTGTAAGTTTGATTGTGAGGTCGTAACAGGGGAGGTCTTGCGACCCGATCGTTGCGATGGATGGTTGTCCATTGACGACTGCAATGTTTGAGCCGAGGATGGTGTCCACGACGCCAAGGATGTAGTCGGTTGAGTCTTGGTTGCCGGGTGGCGATCCAAGGATTCGAATAGTGATTGTGACGTCACTGACTTTAGATGTTGGGTTTGCACCGTACGATTCAAACGACGGCAGTTCAATGAACACTGTGAGCGGTCGTGCGTTGCGTGGATCGGTAACAGGTTTGAGCCCGAGGGCCGTGAGCGATGCGGAGACCGCGTTGATTGCGTCCGTGAAAATGCCTGCCATTTCATGCACACTGCGATCGTTTAATGCCGAGCAACTGGTTGACTCGACCCAAGGTCATCAGCGGTGGTCCTGTCATGTCACCAAACGACGCGTAAGTGTCTCCAGTGGTCCCGCGTTCACGGTAAAGCCCTGCGGCGTAAAGCGTGGTTCCTAATAGCACTGAGCCATCAGGGACAGTGGTGAGACTGTCGTGGTAACCAGCCTGCACGCGACGCCTGAAACACCAAGCGTTGGCGGCCGCGACACAAGTCGTGAGGTAAGCGGTGTCATTGGCCGTTGCGCTGGAAATTCCCAAGAATTCCTGAGTATTTCCGACGGTTGTCCAACTGCAAGTCTGGGTCCAAGTTACCGTTCCAGTTGCTGAAGCCCTTTGATAATCATCAAAGTTTGATTTGACAAGTATTTGATTCGTGATGGTGAATTCATAGTTATATTCAAAGTCACCCTCACTAGTAACACCAGCAAAAAGAAAAGTTGGAATTGCTTGAACGATATAAGTCGCATCAAAATTGTTTCCTACCCCGGCAACGACGATCTGTTGACCGATCGTTATGTCGGTTGCCTCTAGGGTCTGAATCACGGCGTAGTCGTTTACACGCTGGGCGTGCGTTACGGTAAATACGGCCATGATTCAGAATCCCTGTGAGTCAGTCAGTGCGGGTCAGGCCTGAGGAATTTTCATGAACTGGTTAGCGTCAACCATGATCGGTGCGAAGTAGCCACGGAACGCGACGTCACGCGAAAGCGTTGAGGCTCCTGCGCCAATGTCGGCAACGATCGCGCCCTTTTGCTGTTCGTAGCAACGGAACGCACCAGTAGCGGCGGCGCCGACAATCGTGGTTTTTGCCGCAAAGTTGGTGTCGACTACAAGTTTGAGACCGAACACTGTTGATTCGCGTGAGGCGGCGTTCATTGAGCCGAACGCGTTCATTGGGCCGACCTGTGGGAACAACGGACGATCCGAAGTATCCGACAAGGATCCCAACTGGGCGAACACGTCACCAGAAACGAACAGATGGTCTGGCAAGTAGTTACCTGCGCTCAAGATCGTGTTTGCGCAAGCGTAAATCTTGGCTACCCAGTCAGCCGGGTCAGTCGGTGCGACGTTGCCAGTGGCTTGAGTTGTTCCAGTCAAAAGTGCATCGGCCGCGACATCGTCGGTAAACAATGCGTACTTGCGTGCAAGGTCCTCTAACAATGCGCCGAGAACTTCAGGATCAGACCAGTCAATTGAGGCTTCTGACAATTGCACGTAGCCACCGTAGATTGACTTTGTAACTTGAATGTCGTCAACGATGAACTGTCCAGCGGTGATTGTGGTGTTCTGTGTTTGTGGTCCACCGACTGACACGTGAGTCGTGATTTTTGGAACGATGAACACTTTGCCACCCTGCGGCATGGCTCGAGCGCCGATTGCATCCACGACGGGACGCAGGCCCTGAATTCCCGAGTAGATAGGGGCAACAATTGGCGTCGGCATGATGCCGTCCAAATCAGCAGTCGTCACTGAGGGAGCGGCGGCGCGTAGTCGAGCGTTGAACTCGGCGGCGACTGATCCACCAGCGAACTGTGCGGCAATCCATTCGCCAGCGGACGGCATCTTGAATTCTTGTTTTGCGGTTGCATAAATCGGTTGAGTCGCAACAGCGGCTTCAACGGTTGTGGGTTCTGACATTTCATCCTCCTCGGATGGTGTTGGTGGGGTTGTTTCTATTGGGGATTCTGTTTCGTCGGGTTCGTCGGCTTGAGCCACGAGGGTTTGTATTTCTGCGCCTGAAAACGCTGGTACGGCGACGAGCGATAACTCGACAAGTGAAGCGCGTGTTACGACGGTGGCTTTTAGTTCTTTGTCGTAGTACGACTCCTGAACCTCTGCACCTACACTCACCGCGTCATAAGCACCCGAGCGAATGAGTTCTACAGCATCTGCACTGGCCCTAGTCCGGGCAAACGTTGCGGTAAAGCCAAGGCCCTCGGGCATATCTGCCAAAGAGTTGACTGTGCCGCGCAACTGCGTAAGGTCGTGGCCCTCAATAAGTTTGGCGGCTTTCTGATTAACATCAAAAGCACCTCGCTCAAAAGCGACACGCTGACCGCCTAAAACGGTTGCAGTAATTGGGGCCCATGGAACTGCAATACCGGATATTGACGCAGGCGCGTCCTGATCTGATTTTGCAAAGTCCAAAGTAGGTAGGTCTGAAATCATTCTGATCATGAGTATTCGTCCTCGCGGTTTTGTGCGTTCAAATCTGACTCGCGTTCAACATTTGCTAAATCGTTTTCGTAGACGTAATCCGAAACATCAAATTTGACGTATCGTCCTTGAGGCAAAATTTGGTTCATGCTTAATGTCTGCTCAATGCAGTCAAGGTATTGTTTTGTCCCAAACAAATAAAGGTCTTGGCGTGCTTGTTGCGCGTTTTGATAAGTGTATGAACCCGAGACTCCGATGC